CATCCGTGCAATTGTAACCGTTGTTTTTAGAATCGTAGAGAGTTACAAAATACTTCTCCATTTCTTCCCGAATGTATGCTTCATCTCGGCTACCATAGATCACTTCAAATTCAAACTGGTCAATACCATGTTTTCTCATTGCTGCATGAATTGGGTATTTTGAGTCTGTACGAGCATCATAGCGGTGCTCTTTGAACCTACGTTTCGGATCATTGGTGATCCCGATGTAGGATTTGTTGTTATTCTTGCGGGTGATTCGATAAACAAAAAAATAGGCTTGGTTGTGCATTTCTGCTCTCCAAGCCTATATATACAAGTCGTTTATTTTGTTTGTTTGGTAGGTTGAGGAAACTTATAAGTCCTTTGTTTTTATACAGTTGTCCTCGCCTCCCACCAGTCATACTGCAACGTGACTTGGAAGTCTTCGATTTGGTCGTTTGCATCCCACGCCAAGTCGATCTGTGTGACTGCGGACGGCCACACGCCAATCAAGTCATATTCCTTGATAACGTCGCCAATCTTGCCGTACTGTTGCACGGTAGCATTGACCTGGAATCCCGGCGACAATTGAGCGGCAGGATTACGGAGGTTGCTAAAGTGTCCGTTGATTGCGTTGCTCCAAACTTCAAACGCATCACGAAGCTCAAAGCCTTCGTCATTGATGACTGTAACTTGCCACTCAGGGAATGTACGGTCTCCCGGCACCTTGATCTGACGACCAAAGTAAGGAACCGGAACGACGCCCATTTCTTCAGGCGGCAGAGAAGCGGCTTTGCACATGAAGGAGAATAGTCCGGTCTGTGCTGTTGCTTGAGATACGGCAGGAAATGGCAGAAGGACTTGGAAGAGATTCTGCTTAGTTCCTTGGTATACCAGCTTTGATTTGAAATCATTTACTGTAAAAGGCATGTGTGTTTGTAACCTCTCTCCTATTTAGAAGGGAAGTTGGTAAGTCCCTTAGAACTTACCAACGATCTCCGAAAAGTCTACACCCGTAGCAACAGCGACAAAGTTGAGTTGGATGAAGTTGATAGAACGTGCTGGCTTAATGTAGATATCGCCAACGAACTGATTTGCGTCCACAATTTCTGGTGTATTGTTAGTGCTGTCGCAGACTACACGATAGTCGTAGATACCACGACGGCCCATAACTTCACGCAAGTAAGGATCAACCATGTTCACAAACTGTGCTTGTGTGAACTGATCGTTGAACTCGAACAAGGTGTACTTGGAAGCCGTAGAAATTGCCTTCTCCAGAACGATGAACAAGCGGCGAACGTTGATTCTGTCGAATGCGCTTGGCTTCGTCAACATCGTCTTGTCACCAAACAGGAGGGTTCCCTGTCCAGCTTCGGTCATGACCGGGTTTACACCGGCCTGATACAGAAGGTCACGATATGCTTTGCGTGGGTTCCATGCCAATCTTACAACGTTGTTGATAAAGCCACGGTTGTAACCGGCTGGAGACCACCACGGATCACGCTGTTCGTCAGTACGGGCGCACAAGCCAGCGATGTCACCGTTGAGCGGAACCCAACGATACAGGTCGTTGTACTTGTCATACTGGTACTTCCAACCACTGTCCATGACAGAGTAAGAAGAGCTTGGCAGCAAGTTACGAGCAGCGATGATATCAGCAGCTTCGTTTCCTGCGTTGTCTACGACTGCGGCCTGTGGCGGCGAAATGAATGCCACACAGTCGAGTCTGTATTCAGCCACGTCATTGATGAGGTAGAGGGCCGTTTCTTCCCAATTTGCATCAGGACCGCCACTTCCACCGCCGCAATCACCAGCGATCAAAAGCGAAATGTCAATGTCTTCGCCAGAGCGGAAGAGAGCATAACCAGCAGGAGCACCAGAAGTGTCTGCCTGATAGTCGCCAGCTTCCAACAGGTCGTTTGCATCAACACCACCGGCAAGCTGCAAGTAAAGTTCGCCGCCAGCCAATGCTGAGATTGTACCCTGTGCTCCAGATGAGGTTCCCGTGATGACCATTGCGTCTACGAATTGTCCGCTGATCGGAGCAACCGACAGAACCGGGCCATTCACTGCAAGAACCGTTGCCGAAATTGTCTGATAGCCGCTACCACCGCTGTTCACAGTATAGCTCGTGATTTGACCGCCGACAATATTTGGTGTGATGGATGCGCCGACGCCCGGTCCAAGAATCGTGATCGTGGCTGCGGTATAACCAGTACCAACTGCGGTTGGCGTCAAAGCCGTAACACGTCCAGTGCCGTCAATCGTGACGACTGCTGTTGCGCCGCTTCCTGTTGGAACGATAGAAGCTGTTACGCCGGTAGAGTATCCAGATCCACCGTTCGTCACAACGATGTTCGTAACTACTCCACTGCCGTTGACAACTGCTGTTGCGGCTGCTGCACTTCCGCCACCACCAGTGATGCTGACGGTTGGGACTGCAACGTAGCCAGATCCACCAGTGCTGACCGGGATAGAAACAACCTGTCCGGTATTCAGAGTAACTGTTCCCGGTGCGCCGCCACCACTTACTGCGGTGAATGCGATGGTTGCTGTTGTGACATTGGTCGACGTATTGGTGTCGATCACAATGCTTGTGACTTGACCCTTCGTAGCACCAGAAGTTCCGATTGTGGTGTGAGCGGTTACGCTTCCAGTTGCGCCGCTATCCAATGTGATGACAACGGTAGGAGCGATAGAATAGTTAGAACCACCAACGATGCTGGTGAATCCAGTAACCGTTGCCGATCCTGGAGCACCAGTGAGAACTACTGTTGCCGATGCTCCGCTTCCAGCGACCAACGATGCTGTTGCTGATGTATAACCAGTACCAGGATTCGTGACCGTGTAACCCGTGATGACTCCGCTTCCGTTGATGACTGCGACTGCTGTGGCGCTTGCGCCGTCACCAGAGATTGCTACTGTCGGAGGAATCGTATAGCCTGTGCCAGCCGTGCCTACTGCGATGGCCTTTACGCCACCTTTACCAGCGCCGTCACCGACTACAGGTGTGCCAAGAGTTGCGCCACTACCGGAGGAAACTACCGCTCCGGCGGCGTCACCAACTACTTCGCCAACCACAAAGGTTCCTGTGATTCCCGTCATGGTGACCTTTTCAGAAGTTGTCTGATAGGTCAAAGTCAGATCGCTCGAACCCCAATTGACTGCTGTGCTGATTCCAAGATCCTCTTCCGTAGGATGTCCCATCCACCAGAGGTAATTCGACTGACGATTGACGACTTCCGGGTAGTACATCGTGGTGCCATCTTCATACTTGGCTGCGGCGCACTTGGAGACAAACGGGAAGATTTCGAGAACCGTTCCTGCTGTTCCGCTCCAGATACCAAGAGAGTCAATGACCACAATGTGCATTTCATCGTTCATGCCGCCGCCTTGTGCTACCAAAGCGGATGTGTTCGGAGCAGAACTGAAATTCAATTTGTATGCCCAAGAGCCGAAGCTGTCAGCGTCGGCAATGGATACGGCTAGGCTGTTACCAAGGTCGCCAGGAAACTTTGCGGCAAACATACCATAAAGAATCGGGCTGCTCGGAGTTGGAAGTTCACCATTGGCCTGTCCGCTTGCAAAGTTGTTCAGGTAGTTATCTTCATTCGTGATGAGGATACCAGATCCGCCAAGACCTTCTGCGGCACCCGTTGTTGCATTCTTGTGACCAACACTGCCACCCTTGATGACACGCACAGTTTGGAGTGCGTTTCCGTAGCTAAGAAAATTGGCAGCACTGAACCAGCAATCTGCTGTGTTATTATCTGGCTTACCAAATGTACTCAGCAGCGTAAGTTCGCTGTCAATAAGTATCGGTTGATTTGCTGGACCCCAACGAAATGGACCGGCGATTGCTCCGACAGTCGTAGCCACTGCCGGGATGATAGTCGTCAGATCAATTTCGGTGACCGTTACGCCAGGACTGATTGAAAAACTCATGTTTTAGTCTCCTTCTTCTTGGTAATATGCCACCAATTTCTGAAAAATGCTTCTCAACCTATTTAGGCGATTGACGTTTTTTGAGTCCGATAGCTTATAGACGGAATCCATCGTCTTGACCTGTGTAGTCAAAAGCAGTTGAAATTATGCCGAATGGAACCATATCTTCTTCTACCGCTGCATCATATTCGTTCTTAAGCTGGCTATACACATCTACGTCTGTCATTTCCTTGAAGTAATTTTGGTTGCAAAGCCACGCAAAATTGACTAAGCACATTACCAAGTCGTCGTGCTTTCCTTCTTCTGCCGAATAAGATCCTCTCGTGTTCGCTACGAAGGAGTGCAATTCCAGGATTATGTGATAGTCCTTGATGACCAGCTTTCCAGTCTCAATCAGGGTTTTGAGATTGGAGCAACCGATCCTCTTCGTCGCCTTGTTGCCTCTCAGACCAAATTCGACGTTCTTCGTGAATCCGCCACCCACTTGGGTTCCCTTGGCCTTCGTGGTCGTGGTTATCAAATTTTCGTATTCCAGATTGAACTGGAGCGTTTTCGCAACATCGTTGTCGTTAGTTTCAACGAGCACGTATGCGCTGTTGTATTTAGTCGCAACATCAGCTATCACGTCCGGGTACAACATTGGAGAGATCTTGTCCGACTTATACTTGGCGCAAACTATGTACGGCATGGATGTGATGTCGATGACGCAGAGTGCCGATGAGTCCAATTCTTTGCCGCCCGCCACGTCTGCACAAAGCACATACTGATGCCCCGGCTTTGGTTCTGCGTGAACGTCCAGAAATGCTTTGGTGCCATC